TACTTTTGAAATGCTTCTTTGATGTAGCCTCATTTTGCGATGATCCCTTCTTGTTGTAATTTTCTGTTTGCTTCGATCTCTTGAAGGATGTCGCAAATACCCTCTTGAAATTGAGGATCTTTGATGATCTGATCAAGTCTGTCATCCGACAGATCGATGTTCCAATTCTTGGTAATTGCGTGTGCAAATTTCTTCATGACCCGCAATACATAGTTTCTTGCAGAAGAGTGATTCATTTTGTAGCCAATCATAGTCATCATGTCAGCAATCTCTCTGTAGTTAGTTCCATCTTCTGCGACAGTTGCGTATTGTGACTTTTCTTTTTTACAATGTAATTGATCCAAGTTTAATCTCCACGATTTTTAAAGTAATTTGAGAATCTTGTGTGCTGAACTTCTCCCAACCTTGTCATCAGCGCAGTTCTATAGTCAGGTTCAGCATCCTTGCTCTTTGCCAAGTATTCTCGTATGTCGTTAAGTTCTTGTAGTTGTTGATTAACCTTGTGCTTAAGAATGACTAATAGCGTCATCGTAAACAAACTTGACACAATTAGAAAGAAATTTACGTAACTCATCAGGGTCACGCTGTAGCACTGACAAGAGCACCAACGTCGTCCTCGCTAATTGTGTATTCTGAGGTGTCCATGTTCTCGTCAAAAAGACCGAATCGCAATCGTAAAATTGCAGATTCTTTTTCCGTCAGTGCCTGAAGAACATTCTGCACAATTCCTAAGAGTTCTTTAGAAGAAGTGACGTGAAAAGGATTAACATTCTCATCCTCATCTTCAATCTTTTCGTCTAGAGTGCCCGACTCAGGATCTGAGGATAGCTTCTGACTGAGCGATACTGTGTTTCTTCCCGAAGCGATAGTAGCCTTCACGACAGTTTCAGATGCATCGATCAAGTCCAGCAATTCTTCATTCGAAGGCTCGCAGCCCATCATTGCTCGATACTCGTCTGCAGCTTGCACGATCTTCTTCTGCACGGACGCAGCGTGTGCTGGCAGTCGAATCATTCGCTTTCTCTTAAGAACATGCTGAGAGATTGCCTGTTTGATCCACCAGGTTGCGTAAGTAGAGAATTTAAAACCGCGCTTGTAGTCAAAGCGGTCGATTGCCTTAAGCAAACCCAGATTCCCCTCTTGAATGAGATCCTCAAGCGGAATATTGTGTCCCTTGTGTTTCTTGGCGATTGAGATGACTAGACGGAGATTACTCTCCACTAGCTTCTTCTTCGCTTTTTTCGCAGACTCAGTATCACCTTCAGAGTAATCCTTAAAAAGAGTCACGACCTCGGGATGCTTGAGTAGCGAAAATGCTTTTAAGTCTTTAAGATAATCGTGAACAATGTCGTTCATAAGCTGGTATCTTTCGATGATTCAGTTAAATTGGTCTGCGGGCGGTGCGTTCTGCTGCGTCTGCGTTTCAGGTTCGACATAGCCGTGAAGCTTCAAGTAATCAGTGTGAGCGCTCCGTCGCTTTTCTCGGATACCGAGCTCACGCTGCACGTAGCAAATAGAAGCTTCAACGTCATGAGAATCATAACCTTCTCGGAGTGCCATGTCTCGCTCTCGGCAAAGTGAGTCATGAAGATTACGAAGATCTTCATCGGCTGTATAAGCAAGGCTGTCCGTGGTGAGCTGAAGGTTGTGGCTGTAAAAGTTGTTCTTCTTCTTCTTCTTGTTGTTAGACATGTTATTTTTCTCTAGATGTTGTAATCACTGTTTCGTGGGGTGTGAACCCCTGCTGATCTTTATAACTTCTCTACGCGTCAATTTGCATCCATCACGACCGCCTCAAATCCTTTTGAAACTTCAGACATGAATCTGATAGATTCAAAGAAATCAAGATAGATGGGTTTCTTCTGATCGTCCCTAAAAGAGACCTTTAGGTAGCCTCTCGATGAGACAGTGACAGCGAATTCACCATTTGGTGAAGTGTAGATGTGCTGCCAGCGTTCGAGACGATCTGCCAGTGAAATGATGTTGTCTTTTTTCATTTAATAAACCTCGCATAGCTTTTGTCAAAGGGAATGTATTGCGCGTCAAAACCTGCATGAACTAGTTCGTCGTACATCTTTTGTCCACCGACTGGATTCATAGAATGAACGATGATTTTTACTGCGAGAGGTTCATCAATACGTTCAACCAACCATCGCACGACGTCAAGACCAGTGAATTGCACTGCTTTGCCCCAACCATCGACTTTCATGTCGGGATCGTTCACATCTTCACCTAGGTCGTGGTCAAGATGTACAATGTCCCAATCTCCCAGCTTTAGATTCTCAATGCAGTCGTTGTAGCGATAAGTGTGAGTTATGGGAGCGTACGCACTGTAGTAATTGTCAAATGCTTGATGCCGCACAGCATCATCGTCTAAGACCAAAATATTCATCGTCTTTCCTCTTTTAGATCTATGACGCCCCACTCATCGGGTCCAAGCGTGTACACGACACGGGAGACGCCCGCCATACGTAATTTGTTCTGACAGCTCGCGCACGGTCTTGCCATAGCCCACTCACCATTTTTTCGAATTCTTGCTACCCAAACTTCAGACTGGGGGGTGAGTTTGCGTGCTAGGCGAGCCTCGGCGTGGTGGCTCAGCGCTACATCGCGCGAGGCGACATTTCTTGACGAGACAAGAACACCATCATTTCTTAGACCGACGCTACCAAGAAAGAAAGTTCTGATATCGTTGCCTCTCTCGTCATTTTGCAGAGCCGCGCTCGCCGCTACTCTCAGCATCTTTTTGTCGATGGACATACTGTACTAAAATAGTTTACAGCAACGGATCGCTGTGTTGCAAACAAGATATTTACTGTCATCATGAATGATCATCTAAAAATCTCTGCACATGGTCTAGAACACATCACAAAGTGGGAAGGCTTGATGCTCAAGCGTTACATCTGCCCGGCCGGCAAGCCCACAATAGGCGTCGGCCACGTAATTCTTCCCGGTGAAAACTATCAAGTAATCACTAAAGAACAGGCTTTGGAAATTCTCGCAAAAGACGTAGAGCGATTTGAGAGAGCTGTTAAGAAGTACATAACGGTACCGCTCAACCAGAACCAATTCGACGCGCTAGTTAGTTTCATCTTTAACACAGGTGAAGGCGGAATAGTCAACACGGGCGTGCAAAAGGCTGTTAATTCAGGAGATTTTGCTAGCGTTCCTGCGAAGCTAGAAGAGTGGTGCAAGTTTCGCGTCGGCGGTGTCATGAAGGTCAACAAAGGTCTGCTGAGCAGAAGAAAATCAGAATCTCAGCTATTCATGAAGCCTATCGACGCTGCTAAACCAATCGAGGATGTCTCTGTAATATGGGACAAAAATTCCCTTAAAGAAGCACAAACATATTTAAAGAAGATTTGTCTGTATGACAAGAGCATAGACGGCGTTTGGGGCCCGGGTACTTCAAGTGGTTTGACTCAGTTTGCAAGTCAAAACTGTCTTTCTTTAGGTGATGAGCCTAAGACAAAAGTTCCACGTGAAGTGTTTGAACTCTTGAAGTCAAAAGCTTCTTAAAGAGTTAGATACTTCTTCTTGATGACCTTGTGCAAGCCTGGATTGACCCGCAACGCTTCGGGTACGATTCGATGCCTGATCAGGTTGCGCATGAACCGCAGATCGCAGTTCGAACCGTCCTCGATCCACCGTAACCTCTTCCTCTCGCACCAAGAAACAAACTCAGCCTTCGGTGTGATGAGGAACGGATGAACCACGTTCCCACTTGCATACGGAATTAACCGCGATTCGCCGTGTAGGGACGTGAAGATCCAGGTCTCGACTGCGTCATCGAGATGATGGGCAGTGATGACAGGTTGATCGAAGGTGGAGAAGAACTTGTGCCGTTCGTTTCGCCAGTATTCTTCCTGCGATTCTTCAGGTAGCTTTTCTCGAGTGATCTTTCCGATTCGAAGGTTCAGGTTTCGTTCAGAAGCAAAAGATTCTACAAAGAACTGAGCTTCATCCGACGTCTTCGTGCCGTGATGGAAGAAAGCCAGATCGACTTGTTTTCTGCCATTCAATAGAAAGTCGACTACTGCAACAGAATCGACACCACCTGAAAAAGCTACCGTACATTTATTAGGAATCTTTCCGAGAAAGCGGATCATGATATCTTGTTTTTAGTGCAACGGGTGGGACTCGAACCCACACATTTCGGTTTATGAGACCGCTAATCTGAACCTATTGATTTACCGTTGCGTGTTTTATCTGTTGGTTTGTTTTCCTT